AGGGAGAAGATGTCGATCGTGTAGGGCTCGGTGGCCGGCGCGGTCGGGTCGGTGACGGTGCCCATGAACGCCAGGCCGAGGTTGTCGGGCGTCATCTCTTCCAGCACGATGCGGATATTCGCCGACTTCTCGCGCACGACCTTGCGGTCCTTGGAGCGCACTCCGGCCATCGAGCTGAAGTGGTCGAGCACGTCGACGGCCGGCGTGTACTCGACCTCGGGCGCGTTGCCCAAGGCTACATAGCCGGTCGAACCATCCGGCTGAAACTTGATGATCCCTTTGCCGATCCAGTAGTTGTCGACGTTCGGGCTGGTGCTGCTATAGGCCATTGATCGCCTCCAGATCACTCATTGCCAGGGTGTAGATAAAGCTGAAGTTAAGGTCCATGCGCGGTTCCTTGGTCTCCGGGGTCGGCTCGGACACCGTGCAGCCGTCGTAGCGAATGCTGCCGACCGTGCCGGTGAGGCTGCGCAGCGTCGCGTCGCTGGTGATGGCGTACACCAGGCGGGCGCGGAACATGCTCATCAGCGGGCCGACATCGTTGGCGCCGCCGCGCACCAGCAGCCAGCATTGCGCGTTCATCTCGAACCGCCCGACGCCCGAGCGGTTGTCGCTGATTGCCGAATCCTGGCGTTCCTCCGAGCCGTCCTGCACCACGAAGGCGGGTCGCGCCAGGGAGGGCACGTCGAGCACATTGCGCGCTGCGGTGACGACGCCGGTGAGCCCGGCGCAGACCTCGACCAGCCGCGCCAGGATGGCTTCGCGCTTATCCACGGCAGAGCAGGTTCACGCGGCACAGTTGGCCGCCGTAGTAGAGCGGGCCGATGGTCTCGATGTTGCTGGGGTTGCCCTCGATCACGATGCGGTCGTCACGCGACGGGATGCCAAAGGTGCCGAGCGAACTCGGGCTGACGATCACCCGGATATCGATAACATCGCCGCCTTCGAGCGCCTGCGGCGCGGATGTCCGCACCGCCGCCGGGCAATCGACGGTATCGCTCACGCTGATCGCGCCGGTCACCGGGTCGACCGCGGTGCGCTGCAAGGTGACGGTCTGGCCGTAGCCGGCGATGGCCGCATCGAGCCGAGCGATGAGTGTCTGCGGGCTCACAGCGAGATGATCCGATAAGTGTGCAGCAGCCCCTCGACGCCCGGCGGGATCATCGTCGCCGAGGCCGAGGCGGCGCTGCCGGCGCTATCCCAGGATTGCTCGATCAGATCGGGGATTGTCTCGCTGCGCAGCCCGGGTTCGCGGCCGACCGAGTAATAGCGCGCGGCAATCCATTCGAGCGCCGCCGCCTGCACGTCGTCGGGCACCGGATCGAACCCGCCGGTGTAATCGATCACGATCGTGGTGCCGGTCCAGGCGTCCACGATCGCGCCGTCGATCGCGTAGAACGTGCCGCTATCGGTATCGGCTTCCCACATCGCGGCATCGAGCACGGCGCCATCCGAGGTGACCGTGGCGAGCGGCAGGCCGGTTGCGTCGGTGGCGATCGGAAACTGCCGGGTGCGCAGCGGCTCGCCGGCCGCGAGCCAGTTGCATACATAGCGATACTGATCACGGTAAACCTGCTGCACGAACACGCGGTCGCAATAGCGATTGATGGCGGCCGAGACGGCGGTGATGTTCTGCTGTATCGCCGCGTCGTGCGACGTATCGCTGGCATCGATGCCGAGCATCGTCTTGGCCTGGTCAAGCGTCACCAGATCGAAGCTCGCCGCCGGCGTGATGACGCGGCTGATCTGATAGCGGGCGGCGACCGGCATCAGCGGCGCGCTTCCAACAGCGGATAGAAATCGCAGGTCACGATCGTGCCGTCGTCGTGCGTCAAGATCAGGATGCCGGCATCGTCGAGGCTCGCGCCGACGATGCTGCGGCCGGGATCGCCCTTTGGCCCCTTCGCGCCCGGTTCGCCGGCTTGCCCGCGCCTGCCTTGGATCGCGATGACCTGCCAATCGGGGCCAGGGCATGCGCCGGGGTCGTCTGTGCGGGCGGCGAAGCTCGCGCCGCCGAGCGCCACCACGTCGAGCGCCCGATAGGTTTCGCCGGCCGCCCAGGTGCCGCGTATGGTGAAGGACGCACCGGGCTCGCCGGGAGGCCCAGGAGCACCCGGTTCCCCGGCTGGCCCCTCAACCCCCGCTGGCCCAGCTTCCCCTCGTTCTCCGCGCTCCCCAGCGGCTCCACGCTCGCCCTGCGGCCCCGGCTCGCCATCGCGCAGTTGCCCGAGCCGCTCGGTCGTCAGTTCGTGCATTTGTAGCTTGAGGCTCAGCACCTCGGCGCGCAGTTCGGCGATGGCGCCGTTGACGGCAAGCCGCATCTCACGCTCAAGGCGGGCAACGTCGCTGCCGACTTCGGCGGCCAGCGCCTCAAGCGGCGAGGCGGGCGGCACGGTATGCAGGGACAAGGGATTTTGTGGCGTCGGCATTGCCGTCCTGCGGGGGATTGTTGGGGGATGGCTGATCGGCGGGAGCGGGTGCCGGATCGGGTTGCGGCTTCGGCGGTTGCAGTTGCGCGCCGTAGCTCAGCGGGACGACCTGCTGCTGCACCCTCGGCATGTCACCGTAGCCGCCGGGCGTCTTTGCCAGGTCGAGTTCGCCGCGCGCTTCATCGGACGAATGGATGCCGCTGATGACGGAGCGCGCCAGCCCCTCGATCTGTTCACGCCAGGCGCTGCGCAGCAATGCCTTCGTGTCGAATTCGAGGTATTCGTCGGGCATGCCCTTGAGGGCAAACAGCAGGCCGAAGGCTTCCTCGATGTGGTTCAGGGTGAAGCCGAGGCCGTTGGCGATCCACGATTGCATCAGGAGTTCGGTGGAGGCGAACGGCGTCCCGCCGACGCCGAGGATCTGCAATGGCACGCGGAACGCCAGCGCCACGTTTTCCTGCGTCATCTTGAGGATTTCGGCGAGTTGGCCGTCGACCGCGGTCGTGGTGACCGGCTTCGCCTTCATGCCGTAATTGAGGAACGGCGTGTGGCCGGCGTTCTCGCCCTGCGTCTTGTTGTTCCACTCGGCGCTGGCCGCCTGAATCTGTTCCTTGTTGAGCGGATGCGCCGGGTCGGTTTCGATGATGAAGCTCGGCCGCGCCTGGTTGAGATAAAACGCAACCTGCTGGTTGAGTGCGGCGCCGGACATCGCCAGATCGAGCGCCGCCGCCATGATCGGGCTTTCGCCTTTGAGCGGATGCCGCGGCGTGTGCAGTTTTACATGCAGCACGTCGCGCGCCGGGAAGGATTCCGAGAGGTCGAGCCGCTGCTCGATGATCTCGTTACCGCTGAGCTCGTAGAAGATCGAGCCGTCTTCGCCGAGGCCGACCTTACCGCGGCGCATCAGGTGAATCTCGGTGATCTCAAACCGGCTGTTTCGGATCGCGAGGCCGAATGCTTCGCCGCTGGCGTAGAGGCTGCGCGTCAGGTTGAGCAAAAAGTCCGAGATCGACTGATAGTCGTTCGGGCGCTTCATCACCCGGGTTAGCGCCGAGGTGGTGACGCGCTCGCGCCCGCCGTTGTCGAGCTTGCGCCAGTGGTCCGGCGGGCACATCGCGATCGTCTGCGAATAGGCGCTGACGCACGCCTCAACCATCGCGCCCGATTGGCTATAGGGCTGGAGCGAATGGCCCGATTGCCACCAGTTCCAATAGCGTCCGGCTGACGCGGAGAGCCAGCCGTCGCTCAGGAAGTATGGCCCCGGCCGATACTGAGCCTCAGCGGCTCGGATCGGCCAGGGCAATATGCGGGAAAGCCAGTTCGCCATTTACCGCGTGCGGTATGAGCCGCCGCTGCCGCCTTCGGGGTTCATCTCGCGCTCCCGCTGCTCGCGCTCCTGCTTGCGCTTGGCGCGCTCTTCCGGCGGCAGGTGATGCGTCCCTTCGAGGATCGCGTCGGCCTCCTCCTGTCCCGGCACCGGCGCTTCGGTCGGCCGCGGCTCTACCGTCGTCGTCGTGGTGGTTGTCCTGGCGGGTTGCTGCGCCGGCTGATCCTGCCGGTGCGCCGGCCGCTCGGCGTGCTCGTCCTTGCTGGTCTGCGACATGGGTAATCCTTTCCTGAGAAAAGCGGGGCAGCGCGGCCCCGCACTCCATTAACGGTCGGATTTTATGGCGGCGCCCAATTCACGCCGGTCATCCATTGCACGAGGCCGGTGCGCCGCATCGCCCAGTTGATGTTGACCAGCATGCGGAGCGCGATCTGCGCCGTCTGGAACATCGACTCGACCGGCGCCGCCACTACGTTCGGCGCACCGACACCGCTGATGTTTTGGGGCGTCG